GGCAAAAAGAGGGTTTTTAACAGAATTTTTTTTGTATGAGAAAGGCGGATCTCAATTTTACAAAAAAGACGCTCTTATAAAATTTATTGAAAATCGTTTTGCTATGGCTCAGGCTCCATCTGGCGAGGATTCACAAAACGGCCCAACTCTTTCAGAATCGAAAACTAAAAAAGAAAGATTTTTAGCAAACATGGCTGAAATTGAATATTTAGAAAAAATCAAAACTTTGGTAAAAGTTAAATCAGTAAAAAAAGTTTTTTCTACAGTATGCAAGATTACAAAAAATAGTTTAAGTGCTATTCCTGGCAGAATCGCCGCAGAACTGGCGCAGATCTCAGATATTAAAGAAATTGAAGAGCGACTAGCACAAGAAATAAATCAAGCGCTAGAGGAATTAGCAAGTAGTGAGTATAAATAAACAAAATATTGAAAAAGATTTAAACGATCTACAAAAAGAAAAAATGCTTTTTAGATTATGTATGCAATCTTTGAAGCCTGATCCAACGCATTTGACAGTTTCAGAATGGTCGGATCAAAACAGAATGTTATCAACAAAATCATCTTCAGAACCAGGGCGCTGGCGTACCGATCGAACTCCATATTTACGGGAAATAATGGATTGTTTAAGCTCTAATAATCCAATCCAGCAAGTTATTTTTATGAAAGGGGCGCAGATCGGCGCGGCTTTAGATATAGAAACCGAAATTCCAACAATTGATGGCTTTAAAAAAATGTCAGAGATTGCAATTGGGGATACTTTATTTGGAATGGATGGTAAGCCAACAAAAGTTACTTTTGCAACTGAAATTATGAATGGTAAAAAATGTTATGAAATTACATTTAGCGATAAAAATAAAATTATTGCAGACGCTGATCATAGATGGCTAGTAACCGATACTGTAACTAAATCAAAAAATAAAACAAAAATTCTTTTAACATCAGATTTAGCTAAAAATTATTTATATAGAAATAGAAACAGATATTCAATAAAAAATACATTACCCTTAGAAATTGATGATATAGATTTAGAAATTGATCCATATACTTTAGGCGTTTGGCTAGGTGATGGAAACAGTCATAGTAATAGAATTTCAGCTTTTGAAGATGACGCTCAAGAAATATCAAACTATATGGGTAATGGTTCACGATTAGAAAAAAAATGGTGCAAAGGTAAAACAACCGAAATTCTTTTAAAAGATTTTTATGTAAAAGCAAGAATTTTAAATATTTTAAAAAACAAACATATCCCAAAAAAATATTTACGTGCAAGTGTTTCTCAAAGATTAGCCTTATTGCAAGGATTAATGGATACAGACGGGCATATTACAAAAAAAGGTTATTGTGAAATATCTTCAATAAACAATCAATTAACTGAAGATATTAAAGAATTAATTTGTTCTTTAGGTTATAAACCTAAGCAAAGAAAAAGGCTAGGTAAAAAAATTACTATTATTGATAGAGAAAGTTTTAGTAAAGATATAAATATTATAACTTTTAAAGCTTTTATAGAATTACCCGTTTTTAGATTAAAAAGAAAATTTGATAGATTAGATTCAAAAAATGTATGTAGGGCTTCAGAAGTTTTACAAAGAAGAATAATTGATATTAAAGAAATTAAATCTAAGCTAGTAAAATGTATTTCTGTTGATAATGATTCACATACTTATTTGGCAACTAAAAATTTTATTGTTACTCATAATACAGAAATGGGCAATAACTGGCTAGGTTATATCGTTGATATGGCTCCAGGGCCGGCCATGATGGTTCAACCAACTGTTGATATGCTAAGACGTTTGACGCGTCAGCGCTTGGATCCAATGTTTATCGAAACTCCAGCACTAAAAGAAAAAGTGCTTGATAAAAAAAGTCGAGACTCAGGGAATACAATTTTTTTAAAAGAATTTCCAGGTGGCATTTTACTTTTGGCTGGTGCTAATTCTCCAACTGGATTAAGATCGGCTCCAATCAGATATTTATTTCTTGATGAGGTAGACGCGTATCCTGAAGATTGCGGCGGCGAGGGATCGCCGTTAAAATTAGCAGAAGCGAGGACCAGAACTTTTACTAGAAACAAAAAAATATTTATTGTTTCAACTCCAACAGTACAGCAGACCTCACAAATCGAACCATTGTTTTTAGATTCAGACCAAAGATATTTTTTTGTTCCATGCCCGTATTGTAATAAAAAACAAAAATTAGTTTTTGAAAATTTGCGCTGGGACAAAGGCAAATACGAAAATGTTTTTTATTCTTGCAAGTATTGCGGCGAGGGATTTTCAGAGGGTCATAAAAATTCTTTTTTGGCTAATGGTGAATGGATCCCAATAGCAGAAACCCAAAACAAAAAAGTCAGAGGCTATCACTTAAACTCTTTATACAGTCCGCTCGGCTGGTATTCTTGGTCAGATATAGCAAGAGATTGGGATGAGGCGCAAGGAAATATACTCAAACTAAAATATTTCGTTAATACGGTGCTAGGTGAAACGTGGGTAGAGCGCGGAGAATCGCCAGACTGGGAAAGATTGTACCGATTGAAAGCAAATTACTTACGCGGAACTGTACCAAATGGCGTGCTTTTGCTAACTGCAGGCGTGGATGTCCAGCGAGATCGCTTAGAGGTGGAAATCGTAGGCTGGGGCCAAAATATGCAATCTTGGTCAATTGACTATTTAAGAATCGAGGGCGATACGACACAGCAAGAAGTTTGGGCTAAGCTCCAAAAAGAAATCAATAAAATTTATTATTCCGCTGATGGTCTCATTTATAGAATTGAAAAAATTGCAATTGACAGCGGGGACAATACGCAAATTGTTTATAACTGGGTAAGATCTCAAAGCGATTCTAGAATTATTGCGGTTAAGGGTCGGGCTTCAGGCGTGGTAATGGTCGAGATTCCAAGAATCGTAGATATGCGAAAGGATGGCAAGCGGATTTATAGAGGTATGAAATATTTTCCAGTTTCTACTAACTTGGTAAAAGAAGAGCTTTATTCGTTTCTAAAATTAGATCCGCCGTTAAATGATGACGACGGCTATCCGCGTGGCTATTGTCAATTTCCAAATAATTACGATACTGAATATTTTAAAATGCTTACAGCAGAAGAGAAAAAAAGAATCACGCGCGGCGGCGTTAGTGCTTACAGCTGGGAAAAAATTAGAGAACGTAACGAGGCTTTAGATTGCAGAGTTTACGCAAGAGCGGCCGCGTATGTTTACGGGATTGATCGTTTTGATGATGAGGATTTTTCAGTTTTAGAAACAACTCTAATCAATAAAAAAAATGTATCAGTGGTTCCAGATAAACCAGTAAACCGCAAAAAATCAGATTTCTGGTAATATAGATTTATGGCAACGCTAGCAGATCTCACAGCTATAGAAAATGCAATAAACTCGGGTGCTACAAAAGTAAAGTATCAAGATCGAGAAGTTACTTATAATTCTTTAGCAGAGCTTTACAAAATTCGTGATAGTCTTAAACAGGAACTTGGTTTAAGTACTAATGGCAAAAGACCATATAGAATACAGGCAGTTTTTGATTCAGGCTTATGAACTTTATAGATAAATTTATTGAAATCTTTGATCCGCAATCTGCTTTGAAACGCAAGCTAGCGCGTGAAGTTTTAGATTCAAAATTTTCTTTTGATGGTGGTTCAAAACGGGATCGCTTTTCTACTTGGTATAGTCCAAGCACTAGCGTAAATGGTTCTATGTCGGGCGTGATTCAAACGCTTAGAGATAGATCAAGAGATTTAGCAAGAAATAACCCTTATGCAGTCAAAGCAAAACAAGCGATTGGCTCTAATGTAATTGGTAAGGGCATTACAGCACAAATCAAAGATGATAAAAATTTACTATTAGCTCAACAGATTCAAGATCTTTGGTGGAAATGGGCAGATTCGACAGATTGCGATTCACAAAGCAAAGTTAATTTATATGGGATTCAGCGTCAAGTAATTAAAACAATTTTTGAATCTGGCGAGGTATTAATTCGCAAGCGCCGCCGCCGCTCAAATGTAAATAATTCAATTCCTTTGGAGCTTCAGGTAATGGAACCAGAGTTTTTGGATGATAGTAAAGAATATTTCACAAACAAAGCTTCAGAAAATTATATTTATAAAGGGATTGAATTTAATTCACTTGGAAACCCTGTTGCCTATTGGCTTTACCCAGAACATCCAGGCGAAGATAGACTTAGACATTTAAATCATACTAGCGTTAGAGTGCCAGCTTCTGAAATAATCCATTTGTTTAGAGTCGATAGACCTGGTCAAATACGCGGGATCCCCTGGCTAACTCCAGCGATAGTACATTTAAAAGATTTTAACGATTATGAGCAAACGCAGTTAGTAAGACAAAAAATTGCGGCTTGCTTTATGGCTTTTTATAAAGATATAGATCCGAATCTTACAGATTTACCTAAAAACGAAAGCGGTCAATTTATTGACAAGGTTACACCAGCTTTAATAGAGGCTTTACCGCATGGCAGGGATATAGTTTTTGCAAATCCGCCAACAGTAGAAAATTACAAAGAATATTCAACTCAGATTTTACGCGGGATCTCGGTCGGGGTCGGGGTTCCGTATGAAGTTTTAACCAGCGACTATTCGCAGGTAAACTTTAGCTCCGCTAGAATGGGATGGCTAGAATTTCATAGATCAATTGAAGAATGGCAAAACGATATATTTTTATCAAACTTTTTACCAACGATTTGGGATTGGTTTAGACAATACGCAGATATTTCTGGTTTAGATACGTCAAATGCTTATGTAGTTTGGACTCCACAGCGCCGCGCAATGATTGATCCATCTTCAGAAATCAAAGCTATTAGAGATGAAGTTAGAGCGGGTTTAAATTCCTTATCAGGCGCAATTCGTGAACTTGGCCGGGATCCGCAAGAGGTATTCGATCAGTTAGAGCAAGATCTAAAAGATCTAGAAACTAGAAATTTAGTATTAGATTCGATTCCAAAACACATGACTCAGGCGGGTATGAATCAAATCGAACCACAGACAAATTAAAAATATGGTTTATAATGCAAGTATGGATTTCTTAGAATATTTCGAAAATCAAAAAAGTTTAGATGGAAATAAATTTTCTAGTAATTTTTTTGCTTTAGATCCAGAAACTTTTAACTCGGATGACAATACTATAAAAGTTAGATATACCAATAATAACAAAGTGCTTAGATACTCTTACGCTAGAGATGAGTATTTTCATATGGTATTAAGCTCAGCTCCAGGCGCAGTAGATCTTACAAGATTGAACAACGGCGCGGCAGTGGTGGACAGTCATAACACCTCAGAGCTTTCTAAAATCTTAGGCGCGGTGGTTCCTGGCTCAGCGACAGAATCAGAAGCGACTATAAAATTTTCAACACGTGAAGAGGTTAAACCTTTAATCGAAGACATAAAAGCAGGGATTATACGTTTTGTAAGCCCTGGCTTTTTTATTCACGAGACAAAAGACGTTACTCAAGAGGGCGATAAGTATCGCACTTTAGAAATAACTAAGTGGGAACCATACGAAATTAGTTTTGTTGCAAGTCCCGCAGATCCGCAAGCACAAACATTTAATTTGGCAGGAAGTCAATTAAATGAAAAACAAACAGAGGAGCAAAAACAAATGGAACCAAAAGAACCGATAGCTTCAGCGGCCCTTGATATTGAAAAAATTAAGGCTGAAGCTATTGAATCAGAAAAAAACAGAGCAGACGAAATTTTTAAAATTGCTATTGCTGGCAATTTGGGAAATGATTTTGCTGTAGAAAAAATCAAATCAACTAAATCAGTAGATGAGATCAGAAAAGAAGCTTTTGACGCATTAGCAGAAAAAAGCAAAAAGTTTGAAGTTAATTCAAATATCGCAATGGGTGAAACTCATAACGAAAAAATTTCTAAGGCGGCTATGAGTGCTTTAGAAGCTAGAGCAGGATACGGCAAATTTGAAGCTGGAAACCAGTTTAACAATATGCGCTTAATGGAGATGGCAAAGTTTTTTGCTAGCTCAGCAGGTGCAAATATTGTTGATATGACAGAATCAAAGATTGCAGAATTCGCTATGCACAGCACAAGCGATTTTCCAAACATCTTGGCAAACGTAGCAAACAAAACACTTAGAAGAGCTTATGACGAAACCGAAAGAACTTTTTTACCTTTCTGTAGAAGAGTAACACTTAATGATTTCAAACCTGTAAACAGAGTACAGCTTTCTGAAGTCCCAACTCCAACAATCGTTACAGAGGGCGGGGAATTCAAGCAAGCTAGTGTTTCTGATGGGAAAGAATCTTACAGCCTATCAACTTACGGCGAAGTGATTTCTATCACTAGACAGACAATCATCAATGATGATTTATCTGCTTTTGGTAGAGTCCCAGCTCAAATGGGTTCAGCGGCGGCAAGATTGGAAAGTGATATAGTTTACGCTATTCTTACTGGCAACCCTAATATGGCTGATGGTAATGCGTTATTTTCTGTAGCTCACGCTAACTTAACAGATGCTTTACTTTTGAACTATCATGCAACGCTTAATTACTTTAAGCAATTCGTGAAAATGTTTAGAACTCAAAAACAGCTCAAAGGTTCACCTATGAATCTATATCCTAAATATTTGATCGTAGGCCCAGAACTAGAAGTAGACGCAAAACGTATGCTTCAACCAATCAGCGCGGATTCAGCAAACAATATTAATATTTTTGCTAATCTAACTCAGTTAATTGTTGATCCTAGAATCACTGATTCTAGTTACTATGGAGCGGAATCGCCAAACGTAATCGATACAATCGAATACGCTTATTTAACTGGCGAGGAAGGCCCGCAGATCACAACTCAAAACGGGTTCTTGGTGGATGGCGTACAAATCAAAATGAAACTTGATTTTGCGGCAAAAGCTATAGATTGGAGAGGTTTAGGAAAATCGACTAATAACGATACCTAATAAATAAAAAAGGAAAATAGAACAATGAGTACAAATCAAATTCAAGCAGACGGCTCAAATATTTCTTTAGCGGCTCCAGTCGGTGGGGTCGTTTCAGGAAATGTTTACGTAATCGGAAACTTAATCGGCGTAGCACTTCAAACAGCGGCTGTAGGTGAACCATTTGTTTTGGTAACCAAAGGCGTTTTTGAATTGCCAAAAAAATCGGCTGATAATATTGCAGTAGGCGCAAAAGTTTACTGGGATGTAACACCAGGCGAAATCACTTCAACAGCAAGTACAAATTACAAAATTGGTACTTTAATTGAAGCGGCTGGCGCGGCTACAACAAAATGCAAAGTTAAGTTAAACGGCATAGATGTAACTGTAGAAGCTTAGTAAATGTCTTGGCTGGATCTAACAGATGGAGTAATGCGAGTAGCTACAAATACCTTTGGGGAAACTGTAGTTTTTACTCCATCTGGCGGACTGGCTAGTAATAAACTTGGAATTTTTAGAGATCAGTTTTTGGAAATTGACTCTCAGACAGGTTACCAGGTGCTAACAGATCAACCAAATTTGTCAATTAGAAACTCGGATTTTGCAACTTTACCAAACCAGGGCGATATTTTTACAATTAGAAACGTAAATTATTCAGTCCACACCTTACACAGAGACGGCGAAGCGGGATCTACAATTTTACTTTACAAGGTTTAAATTATGGTTCTTTCAAACTATATGGAAACAAATTTAGCTAACTGGCTTAGAGGTAATGCCAATATGCCTAATTCCATAACGTCATATTTAGCGCTTTATAGCTCAAATCCCAATGATGATAACTCAGGGACTGAAGCAACAACTTTAATAAGACCAGCTGGCAGGATTTTAATTACTTTTGGTACTCCAGTTAATGGCGTAATTTCTAATACTAATAATTTAGATTTTGGAATTTCAAATAATGATGTAACTATTACTCATTTTGCAATTTTTGACGCGCAAAGCGGCGGAAATTTAATCATGTATAAAAATTTTGCTACAGCAAAAGTTATTTATACTTCAGATCAGGTCATTTGGAACGCTGGCGCGCTGGTGGTAACCTTTGACTAATGAACAATTATAGAAGAGATATAAAAAACCGAATTGCAGAAATCTTGCAAAGCTCAGCTGGAGCGCTTGGATTAACAGCAAATAAAATTTTAGTTAATAGAGCAAGAGAACTTGATAATTTAGACTTTTTGCCATGCGTGATAATCAATACAAAAAAAGAAACTGTAAACAGAATTATTTCTGACGTCCCAGTAAGAGAATACGAAATAACGCTTGATGTAGAAATTGATTGTTTGGTTCAAAGCTCCACAGAAATCACAGATCAGCTAGATGATTTAGCTGGTGGGGTTATTGACATTTTATTAAAAAATGAAATGGATCAATACAACGCAATTCCAAAATGGGGCGACTTAACTTATACTTCAAGCGATCAAACTTTATACGAAACTGGCAATAAAAATATAGGCTTATGCAAATTAAATTTTAGCGTGGTTTATCAAGCAAAAGCGGATATAGTCCCAGTTTCAAACTGGGAAGAATATTTTATAGACATACAACTAAATTTCACACCACAAGCGCAAGAAGATCAAAGTCAAACTTTACCAACTTTTAAAAGTCAGAGAAAAAAAATCAAAGATCGCTTAAAAGAAATTTTTGTAAATGCTTCAAACGAAATTCAAGTTTTATCGCAAAATATTTTTGTAAACAGATCGCAAGAATGGATTGCAAATCAGCGATTGCCAGCGATTGCAATAAATACAAAGTTAGAAACAGTAAATAAAATTTTATCTGATTCACCAACTAGAATCTATGAAATGCAAATCCCTTTAACGATCGAGATAGTAGTCGAATCAAACAGCGAACTTGGCAATATTCTAGATGATAAAATTGACAAAATTATTCAAGTGCTTTTAAGAAACGAGATTGACCAGTTTAATCAAATACCAGCTTGGGGCGATTTAACCTATGTTTCAAGCGATCAAGTTTTTAATGAAGATGGAAACAAAGTTTTTGGCTTTGGACAGATTAGATTTAATATCATATATAACGCTTATGCTTACTCAGAAGAGCCAAACGAAATCGAAGCGGCTTTTGTAGAATACGAATTTAATACTAGCGGCTCAGAATCAGACTTAATCAATTTCCCAATCACAGAAGAGTTTTTATTACAGGAAGATGGTTATTTGCTATTACAGGAAAATGGTAGTAAAATACAATTAAATGCCTAATTTGCCAATTAGCGGTTTACCAGTCAGCTCAGATCCTAGATCTGATGACTTATTCCCAGTGGCAGAAAATTCTACTGGCACACGAATCACAAAGCAAATTAATAGAATCAATAACAATAAAAAGATTTTAGAGGCAACCGCAAAAACCGCAAACTATACTTTACAAACTTCAGATGAAGTAATTTTATTTAATACTACAGGCGGAAATTTACTTGCTAGTTTACCTAGCGCGGCTGGAATCAAAGGTAAAATTTTTGAAATTCACAAAATCGGCGCTTCAAATACTTTGACAATCACACCAGCAGGCGCGGAAACAGTCGGCGGAAATGCAAATCATGTTTTAATAGAAAATTATTCTAGTATTCTAATAATTTCAAATGGCTCCAACTGGCTTATTTCTGCTATCGGAACTCAATTTTCTGGAAATGTAATAAACAACGGCGTTAGTACTGATGACGCTTTAGTCAAGTTTGATGGGACTACTGGAAAGCTGGTACAAAATTCTAATGCTATTTTATCGGACGCTGGCCAGTTAGATATTTCTAATTTAGTAACTGATTATATTCAAATTGACACAGCGGCAACCGCTCCAACAATTATAGAGGGAACTTTTGGCTGGAATGGTACAGACGGCTCTTTGGAACTTGGTTTTAAAGGTGGTAATGTATCAAACGTTATTGGTCAAGATTTACACGTCAGAGTTACAAACGCTGAAGCTACAACTCTTAATAAAGGCGAGGTAGTTTATTTATTTGGAGCTTCAGGAAACCGCGCTTCAGTAAAAAGAGCTTCAAATACTAGCGATACAACCAGCGCAAAAACTTTGGGGATTGTAGCAGAATCTATCTCTTCAAATCAAATGGGCTACGTTATAACTCAAGGTGTAATTGATGGTTTGAATCTTGGCGCTCCATTTGTAGATGGTGATATTCTTTGGCTTGATTCTACAGCGGGACAATTTACCAGAACCAAACCAGTACAGCCAAATCATTTAGTTTTTATTGGAGTGGTAGAACGCGCTAATGCTGGCAATGGTCAAATTTACGTCAAACCTCAGAACGGCTATGAGCTTGACGAGATCCACGATGTTTTAATTTCAAACCCAGCTAATGGAAATTTATTAATTAGAGATCAAACCAATCAGCTTTGGAAAAATGCAAATTTGACAGCTGGTTCAAATATTACAATCACAAACGCGGCGGGCTCAATTACAATTGCAACTACAAATCCAGGCGTTACAGACGGCGACAAAGGCGATATTTCTGTATCAGGATCTGGATCTACTTGGACTATTGACAGCGGCGCGGTCAGCACTAGCAAACTTGGCGGCGATATAACGACAGCTGGGAAAGCTCTTCTTGATGACGCAGACGCGGCGGCACAAAGAACTACTCTAGGACTTGGAACACTAGCAACCCAAAGCGGTACTTTTTCAGGGACTAGCTCAGGCACTAATACTGGCGATCAAAATTTATTTAGCACGATAGCAGTAGCGGGACAATCAAACGTAATTGCTGATAGCACTTCAGACACTCTTACGTTAGTGGCCGGCACAAATATTTCTATTACTACAGACGCAACCACAGACACAATTACAAT